TGACGAGCGCCTCACGCACTTCACGCGCTTCGACCTTGCTGACCTTTTGCGAGGCGACAGCGTCAGCCGCGCCCAGTATTACGACACGCTGGTTAAGGCGGGCATCATGAGCATCAACGAAGCACGCCGCACGGAGGACATGAACAGCGTACAAGGTGGCGACGCCCACATGGTCCAAGTCAACCAAATCGCGCTGGACAAGCTCGACGAGTACAGCACTAAATTGAGTAGTAATGGAGAATAATGAGAACGCGCAAGTTGAAGAACTGCGCAACAAATACGGCGAGAACGTAGAGCTGCGAACCGCAGAGGTGCGAGCCGCTGGCGATGACTCGCTGGTCATTGAGGGCTATGCTGCAAACTTTGAGCAGCGCACGGACCTCGGATATTTTAAAGAAGAAATTGCACGCGGCGCCTTTGACAATGTCATGGAGGACGACGTGCGGCTGTTGCTGAATCACGACGGCGCACCGATGGCACGCACCACAAACGGCACGCTTGAGTTGAGCATCGACGACACGGGCCTCAAGTACCGTGCAGCTTTGGCCGACACGCAAGACGGTCGCGACCTTTACAAGTTAATTAAGCGCGGCGATATCTCACAGTCATCCTGTGCGTTTACGATTGCCGAGCAGGAGTGGAGCGAGGACCGCAGCACACGCACCGTGACGAAGATGGCGCGACTGCTGGACGTGTCGCCCGTCACTTATCCAGCGTACCCAACCACGACAGTGGCGGCGCGGCAGATGGCAGAGGTGAAGCCTGAGCCAGTAGAAGAAGTACAAACGAAATCAGAGGCGCAACCTGAAAAGCAGGAAGTGCGTACCTTTGAGCAAACAGCGGAGAGTAAGCCCGCAAAACAAATAAAGATTATGAATTTTCGCAACTCAAATGATGCGGCCCGCTACATCTCTCAGCTGGAGGACAAGTTGGCCAACATCAACGCCCTCGCAGAAACCGAGGAGCGCGCGTTGACTTCTGAGGAATTGGAAGAGACGCAAGACATCCACAACAAACTGGAAGCCGCTGAACAGCAGCGCGACGGTTTGGCAAAAAACGAACAGCGCCTCAAGGCTCGTGCGGTTGCACAAGATGCCGTTGTACGAAGCGACAAGGAGGCAATCAAGGCAAACGCCAAGTTTGACTTTGGTAAGGCTTTGCGCGAAGCTGCACAAGGCGGCGTAACTGGCCTTGAGAAGGAGGTGATGCAGGAAGCACGCAAGGAAGCCAGCGCTTTGGGCCTCGGCTTGCGCGGTGACTTCAGCATTCCACAGTCCATGCTGATTGAAGCTCGTAACGTGTACGGTGTCGACTCAGGACAGTCAGGCGTAAACGATGCAGTCACAACTGTAGCCACAGAGGTCACTGAGTTGGTTGGCGCTTTGCGTTCTAATTCTTTGCTCGCAGCTACTGGCGCCACTCAGCTCAACGGCTTTGTTGGTGACATCAAGATGCCATCTTTGCCAACTGACGCAGCAGAGGAGCCAGTAGAAGGTGCTGGTGTAACTGGAAACACTGGGTCAATGGGTCAGCAAACATTATCTCCACAGCGCATCGCGCAGCAGATGATCGTGACCAAGGAGGCTATCAACCAAACCAACGGCAACATGGCCGCTGTGATTGCTGCTGACTTTGGCCGATCTATCGCCAACGTGCAAGACAAGATTGCCTTGAACAGCATCAGCGGTGTTGGTGGTGCAACTGCTTTAGCAGGTGGTACTGGTCAAATCGTTTTGGCTACTGAGGTAGACACGAACGACTTGGCTGCGACAGACAGCGAAGACATCCGCGACTTGTGGGCGGCCATCACTGCAAACGGTGCAGAGAACAACACCGCGTTCGTTTTCCACCCAACCACATACGCACACCTTTTAGGTCAGTCAAATGTGAGCAGCGTATCGCCATTGATTGAGAACGGTGCCATCTTTGGCTACAACGTGTTAAACAGCGGCTCTGTACCAGTACAGGATTTGTCTGCTGTGAACTGTGACCAGTTGATTGAAGGCGGTGCAGCTTCTGTAGCTGACGGTTTGACTGCTGTGTACTTTGGTTACTACGGTGACTGGACTGACATGTTCTACGCTAACTGGGGCGGCCTCGACGTAACTGTTGATCCATTCTCAGGTATCTCAGCAGGAACTGTCAAGATTGTAGTTGATACTTTCTTCGACGCTAAGGTTCGACGCAGCGGTTCACTTGGTGCTATGGTAATGGCAAACGCTACTATCTTGAACTCGTAAGGGTAGATTGATTGAATGAGAAAGGGCCTCGCAACCATGCGGGGCCTTTTTTTTATCTTGCACCCATGTACTACACTTTAGAGATTACTGGCGCGGCTGCCGAGTCCAGCATCGTCAGCACCGCCGACCTCAAAACATTCCTGCGCGTAGACCACAGCGACGAGGACACGCTGATCGAGGCGCTACGCAGCGCGGCCATCGAGTACGTTCAGAATTATTGCAACGTGCAGCTGGGCGACGTCACGGCGGTCATGTATCTCGACGAGTTCCGTGGTACGTGGGAAATTCCTGTTGGCCCTGTGCGCAGCATCACAAGCATTGTCTACAACAACACGCCGAGCACGACGTTGACCTTGAGCACCTCGCAATACTACAGCGACCTCAAGCGCAAGCCCGCACGCATTACCACGATTTCACCACCGACTGTGCACCCAGATACTAGCAACGGCGTACAGGTGACGATGGAGCTGGGGTACCTTGAGGCCGAGGTGCCAGACGGTTTGATTCACGCGGTCAAGCTGCTCGTGGCGCACTTCTACGAAAACCGCAACATCGTTGTGGTGGGTACCATCACCAGCGAAGTGCCTAACCTGATTCACAGCTTGCTTAATCCTTACCGCGTAATTTCTGACCGATGAGAATAGGCAAGAGCGACCGACGCATAACGGTGGAACGATACACCACGAGCACGAACGCATACGGCGAGCGCGTGCAGACGTGGAGCACCTTGCTGACTGTATGGGCCGAGCTGATGAAGACGGGCGAAGGTATGACCGAGCGCATCAGCACCAACCAAGACATGCCCATTCAGCGCGTGCGCTTTAAAGTTCGCAGCAGCAGCGACAGCCGAGGTATCAAAGCTGACGACCGCGTGGTGTACAATTCGAAGTATTACAACATCCAAGGCATCGAGGAGGTTGGCCGACAGGACCAGCTTGTGCTGCTTTGTCAAATCACTGGCACCTGATGGCACGGAAAGCTACAGTATTTGCACATACCACGCCGCTTGAAAAACAGCTCAAAGAGATTGCAAAGCACATCAAGGAAGACAAGTTGCAGCGCCGCATTCATCGCGTTTCTGGCAACGTCATTAAGAAGGAGATGGTAAGCAATATCCGAGATGCAAAAGAAACCATAAGGGTACGACGCGGTCACACGAAACGCAGTAAAACATTTGGCACACCTTACAGCTACGATGTGCCTGTCGGTACTTTGCGCCGCTCCATTAAGGTTTGGTTGATTAATAAATACGCCAACACGTATTGGGTAGGTCCAAAGGTTGGACGTAAGCAACCACCACGAACGGATGGATGGTTTGCTAATATTGTAGAGGGAGGTGATCAGCAATTTGGAAACAGCAACCGCAATACCGACGTGTTTTATAATTCAATTGTGGCAGCTGCTCCTAAAGCGCTTGAGCGTATGAAGAAGCAATACCTCAAAGAGATAAAAAGAAAGGCTAACGCAACACGAGTAAAATGAACGCAGGAAAGGCAGTATATGGTATTCTGAGCGCCAACAGCGGCGTCACTGACATTGTAGGCACTAACATCTTTCCAGAGATTGCAGAGCAGGAAACCGCTGTGCCGTTCATCGTGTACCAGCTGCAGAGCGTAGACCCAGACGACACTCACGATGGACCGTCAAAGCTCGATGAGGTACGCTTTGAATTCTTGTGCTATGCCGACAGCTATAACGCTGCGGCTGACCTGGGTGTCGCGGTCCGTGCTGCACTAGATCGTGTGAGCGGCACATACAACGGCGTGCACGTTGAAAGCGTACAGTTCAATGACGTTGACGTGAACATTGAGTACGACCCACGCCGATACAGTCAGGTGCTGACGTTTACCTTTCGCATTAAGCGCGACGACGTGACGATTGCACTGGGCACACCAGTGACGGGTGCGGTGCTTGGCGACCTTTCTGACGTTGACGTTGACGGCGTCACAAACGGCCAGCTCATTGCATACAACAGCACGAGCGGCAACTGGGAGGCGGCTAATGACGCAGGAGGTGCTGAGGAGTTGGACGATTTAAGCGACGTTAAAATTGTAGGCACGCCCAGCGAAGGCGACGCGCTGGTATTTCAAAGCGGTTTTTTCCAATTAGGTCAGGCTGGCGCTTCTACGCTTGGCGACCTTGACGACGTTAATACTGTTGGCGCGGCTGCAGGTTCATTAATTTCCTACAACGGCGTAGACGGTTGGGAGATTAGCGCGGGCGAGTTGCCAAGCGATCAGGTGTATTATCATAATCGTTATTCAAGCGAAGCTGAGACGCTGCTGGACGGCGCGACTGAAACGGTGGAGTTGTACTATACGGCACAGGCTGACGGCGACGGTTTGCACGAAGACGCGCAGACCGATACGGCGCAAAGCGGTTACGACATTCGGCGCAAGCTGTACTATGCAGAGAAAGCACAGGCCGACCCAGACACCTCAGCCGACTGGACGCAGTTCACCGCCATCGCCGACAACACGACCTTTAATAACGCGAAAGCGGCTTTGCTTGCTTACTTGAAGGAACGCACGGGCGGCACTGTACCGATTAGTTTGAAGATGACGTGGGAGGAGGTAGCCGAAGCGACTTTGTTACTTGACACATATACAGGCGCGGCTGCGGCTTACTCGCTGCGCAAGCTTCGCACGCTTTACACAGGCGATGCGGTAGAAGTTTACAACGGTTCGAGTTATGCAGACATCGGATTTGACGGAAGCGGCGAATTGGATACGGTCGCACTTGCAGCGCATTGCGGGTCGAATGACGGGTTCGTATCGAAGTGGTACGACCAATCAGGCAACACGAACGACGCGGCGCAAGCGACGACGGCGAATATGCCGAAGATTTACGACGGGGCAACGACTAGCGTGGTGACGGAGAACGGGAAGCCTGCGTTGGACTTGGACGGAGCAGGCGACGAATTAAATGCAACAGCGTATGACGAACCAACCTTGACAAGCATAGTGGTAACCGTAAATGATACCACAAACGCAAATAATAGAGCTTCGATTATCGCTGGCGCATCAGGTTCTTCAAAGGCTACTATGGCTCACGCTAACGATTTATCCTTGCGTTATGACGGAGCTTTTAGCGCAGGCACACAAACAGCCGCAACCAACACTCAGTATTTGCGTTTTGCAGTTCGTACAACGTCGTCGCAAACCGAACACGTAAATGGTGCGTCAAATGCAAGTACATCGTTAACATTGCCCAACGCAAGCGGAACTATCAACATAGGTTCAGCAGCAAACACGTTTTTACATTTTGACGGGAGAGTGCAAGAAGCTGTATTGTACAGCTCCGACCAATCCAGCAACCGCACAGGCATCGAAACCAACATAAACACGTTCTACAACATATACTCATGAACGGATATATCATAGTCCTACCAACGGACACGCAAACAAGCGAGCGCAGAGCGTACCAAATCACGCGCGAACTTTACAATATCTCGCGGCCCGTTCTCACGCAGGCAGAAGGCGAAGCGGCTTCGACCGTGTTCGGGATCGTAGAACACCCCGACGGAATCCAGAACGCGCTGCAAGTGAACACGGATTACCTCATCCACGTTCACCCCGCTGCAACCCTTGAGAAGTTGGTCGCTTGCTTTCCCGAGCTTACGCCAGATGAACGGTACCAGCTTAGTGCATACGTCCAAACGAATCACAAATTTCCGTTCGGCCATATTGTACCAAGTACTACCACCATTCGAGACCACGACTACATGACCGCAGAAGGTTGGTTCATTGATGAAGATATTTAAGAGCGTCGCGCTGTTTGCTTTGGCAATCGTAGCCGTGCCGATCGGGTTCGTGTACGGCATCGCGGTCGCTATTGCTCACGTCATGACGTACCCACGGACAGCAGGGCGCGAGCTGTACGAAGCATTCCGACAACTGAGCAAGATTGTGAGCGTCATGGCGGCGGAATTGCTGAACGCTGTACTGATTCAAGAACACGGCATTCCGTTTGGTACGCATAGCGTCAGCGCAACGCTGGGCGCCAACTACCGAGAGAGAACATTGCAGCCGCTGGGGGAATGGTTACGCGCTACGCTCGACAGCATCGAAGCAAGACACTGCACGACGGCGGCAGAACGTGCAGGAATTTAAAATTGACGATATTTGAGCATGGAACAGATAACGGCTGCAATGATATTTGAGTTCATTGCATTGCTGGGTGGAGGCATCGCAGCATGGACAAAGATTAACCAAGAGGTCACCGTGCTCAAGTCGCGCATCATCAACCTTGAAAAACGCGAGAACGACATGGCCAAGAAACTGGACACGCTGCTAGAGGCTGTCAATGAACTGAAGATTATTCTGGCAAAAAAGGGCATTTGATGCACTCAATCATTTTGCCGTAAATTGCAGCCATGAAGCTCAAGCACTGGATAGAATTGCAGAAAAAAGAGGCCGAGAAAGCAAAGGCCAAACCTGCACCGCGCAAGAAAGCGACACCAAAGAAAGAAGAAAAAGATAACACCGAATAATCATGGCTATTTTTAACGGCACAAAATTAGGTGTGTACATTCAAACTGGGTCACCAGCGGCTGATGTACTCATCGCAGCAGCAACTGACTGCTCACTGTCTCTGAGCATGGAGACCATCGACATCACCACCAAGGACTCGGCAGGATTTCGCGAGCTGCTCGGCGGCTTGCGATCAGGTTCTGTAAGCGTCAGCGGTTTGATTGATTACCAAGACGCATCTAACCAAGACGTCACCGACTTGTACAGCGCTTGGCGCAACCGCACGTCTTTGACTTTGGTGGTTAGCACCAACGTAACTGGTGATCAGAAGTACACATTCTCTGCATTCTTGACTAGCTTGGAGCAGTCAGGCGGCACGGAGGACACAGCTACTTACAGCGCCTCTTTTGAGATTGACGGACAAATCACCGAGGCCACCATTTCATGATAGAAATTAATGGCAACGAATATCCTGTGCGCTACTCGATGAAGGCGCTCAAGAAGTTCGAACGCAAGGCGAAGGTCAACGTGTTCAGCTTGTCAGATCCTTCAAAGCTCTCAGCCGATGCCTGCGCTTTTCTCTGTTTTGTAGGCGTAGAGTGCGGTTGCAATTTTGAAGGCGTCGAGTTTGACATGGAGCTGCAGGAATTCGAGGAGCACATTACGCTTGCACACGTCACACAATGCTTTGACGTACTCGGTGAATACAACGAAAAAAAAGCGTAGACGGTAACGATAAGCCTGTAGGGTGGCCAGACGTTATTCGGATGGGGATGGGTGTGCTGCACCTGTCCCCTTCTGCGTTTTGGGACATGACGTTTGGC